AAAAAGATTATATGACAACAACTTAACAAAATATGGCAAGATTTTTTATAAATGGTATGTATATGCCAACATTCATATAACAATAGGTCAAAAAAACAAAATATGGGACTATATTAATAATTATGCTGACGCAAACGAACTATTATGTTTATTAAAAGGCAAATAGACACTTTGCTTTTTTTATGTTATACTCAAGTTGTAAAAATTTGAACAAAGAAATGTGGTGATAAAATGGGAAAACGAGGGAGAAAAAGCGAATATGATATTTGGATAGAAGATGGTGTTTTAGAAGATAAATTAATTTTAGTTGAAGGTTGGAAACGAGATGGGTTGTCTGATGAACAAATTGCTCATAATTTAGGAATCAATCCTGATACAGTAAACGAATACAAAAAGAAATACCCCAAATTTTCCGAGGCAATTAAAAAAGGCAAAGAAGTTGCTGATTTTGAAGTAGAAAATGCTTTATACAAAACTGCTATGGAAGGCAATGTTACAGCACAAATATTTTGGTTAAAAAATAGGCAAAAAGAAAAATGGAGAGAAAAACAAGAAGTTCAAGTTAATGCTAGTCCAATAGAGGATTTAACACCACTTGCAGAATTATTGAAAGGAAACAATGACAAATCTAATACAGACAATTAAATGGTGTCCTTTTTCACAAAAACATATTGATTATATAAAAAATGCTTTAGATAACATAATGAATGTTGCTGAAGGAGCTGTAAGGAGTGGTAAGACAATAGACCATTGCATTATTGCACAAATGTATTTAGAAACATGCGAAGACAAAATACATTTAGCAAGTGGAAGCACATTAGCAAATGCAAAGCTAAACATAGGATATTGCAACGGGTTTGGTTTAGAGTGTTTATTTAGAGGAAGATGCCACTGGGGAAAATATAAAGACAATGAAGCGTTATACATAAGCACAAAAACAGGAGAAAAGGTAGTTATATTTGTAGGTGGAGGAAAAGCAGATTCTTATAAGAAAATATTAGGTAACTCATATGGTTTATGGATAGCAACTGAGATTAATGAACATTATGATGGTGATGATGCACAAACAAGTTTTATAAAAGTTGCGTTTGACCGACAAATAGCATCACACAAAATGTTGACATTATGGGATTTAAACCCAAGTTATCCAAAACATCCAATATACACAAAATACATAGACAAATGGCAAGAACAAGGTTTAGTTGGAGGTTATCAATACCAACATTTTACAATAGATGACAATTTATCAATAACTGAAGAAAGAAAAAAGCAAATAGAAAGTAGATACGAACCTGGTTCTGTATGGTGGAAAAGAAACATTAAAGGAATGAGAGTCAGTGCAGAAGGAATTATATATATTCAATTTTGTAATCACACTGAAATGTTTATAAAAGATAAACCAATAGATGATAATGGAAACCCAATTAATTTTATGTTTATAACAATAGGAATAGACTATGGAGCAAATAAAAGCTCAACTGCATTTAAAGCAACAGGAATAACACCATATTTTAAACAAGTATGGACTTTAGATGAAGAAAAAATTGAAGGAATAAAAGCACCAGAAGAAATATATGTAAAATTTGAAGAATTTTATAAAAGAGTTGTAAATAATTATGGTAGAGTGTCTTATGCTTTTGGTGATTACGGAAGTTTAGGTCAAGTTATTACGATGGGAATCAACAGATATTTACAACAACATAATATACCATTACAGATACAAGACTGCATAAAAGGAAAAATAACCGATAGAATACAACTTGATTGCCAATTATTTGCTAAAGGCAAAAGATATATGTTAAAAAAGTGCAGATATATGATAGAAGCATACTCACAAGCAATATGGGATAGCAAACACCCAGACGAACGATTAGATGATGGTACTTTTGATGTGGATTCTCTCGATGCTCATGAATATAGTATTTTCCCATTTTATGATAAATTAGTAACAAATATACAAGAATTTTGATATTTAGTAAAAATGTGGTAATATTAATTAGGAGTAACATATACAAAAATAGAAAGGAATAACAACAATGAACGAAGATGTAATTTGGATAACAAAAAATGGAGTTCATGTACCTATAACAAATGCTTATATGAATGATAAGATACGAAGCAAAATTGTAAATTTTGAAGAACCAAAAAAGTTAAGTGAATTAGAATACCAAACGTTATGTGATAAATTTGAAAAAAGTTTAACTGATGAAGAAAAAAAGTTGATAAAACATTACGGAGTAGGTGCAGGATATAATTATGAATTTAATGACCCAGAGCTTATGAATTTAGAAAGAACATATAGGTTTTCTGATAATAGTAAAAAAGGGTTTAAAGAAGAAAAAATATCTTTTTATGATGCAGTAGTAAACAGAGAATTAGATAAAAAAGCAAGTTTTATAAAAACAAATGATGAATGGTCAGATGAAAATGCAGATTTTGCTTATACAAGAACAATGGACGCTAAAAAGTTTTTTAGAAATATGGATAATGTGATAGAAAATAAAGGGTTGGTGTTAGATAAAGATATTGTTGTATATAGAAAAGGTTATGAAAAATTTGATAACGGAGAAAACGAATTTATAAGGAGAGGATACACTTCAACTTCTGCTAAGAGTAGAATAAACAAAAATACTCCTGGCGGAATGAAGTTAGGTTCTAATGAGTTTGAAATAATTGTTCCAAAAGGAACAAAATTCTTGCCAATTAAAAATTTAGTTGATAACGATATTAAAAGCCAAAATGAAATAATTTTGCCTAGAAATTTAAAATTTACTCTCGTTGAAAATAAATCAAACGAAGGTGGTTGGAATTATGAAAAATCAGAATATGAAAAACCAAAAACTAAATATGTAGTAAGAGTAGGAAAGGAGTGATATAATGAAACTAGAAGATTTTTTAGTTAAAGAATATGGATACAACCCAGATATTAAAGAAGCAATGCAAACATATATAGACCAATGGAAAAGTTGGTATAAAGGCAATGTAAAAAGTTTTCACAACTATTTTATTTACAATGGTAAAAGAAAAGTCAATAAACATAGATATACTATGAATATGGCAAAAGAAATAAGTGAAGATTGGTCTGATATATTATGGAGTGAGAAATGTGAAATATCATTAAAAGATGATAAATCACAAAAAGAATTTGATGAATTAATTGATAGTTTAGATTTATATTCTTTAATTAATACGAGTATTGAAAAAAGTGGTGCATTAGGAACAGAAGCAACAGTAATAAGTGTATATGACTTAATTTCTAATGAAGATGGAATGTATTTAGATGTAAGTGATGCTAAAACAAGAGTTGATTTAGTAGATATTGATTGGATATATCCATTAAGCTGGAATAATAAAGAAATAACTGAATGTGCTTTTGGTAGTGTAGAATATAAAGATGGCAAAAGATATGTGGTGTTATCTGTTCACAAATTAGCAGATAATGGAAATTATGTTATTCATAATCACTTATTTAGTGAAACAAATGGTATGTTAAGTGAAATAACTGAACAAGCAGACACAATGAAAGATTTTGATACAAAGTCTAATGTTAAATGGTTTAGTATATTTAAGCCGTTATTAACTAACAACTTATTTAATAATAGTCCATTTGGTATATCACATTATGCAAATGCTATTGATAATTTAAAAAGTGTCGATTTAGCATTTGACGCTTTACAAACAGAATTAAATAATGGAAAAAGAAGAACATTTGTAAGAGCAGATATGTTAAGCTATGATGATGGAACACAAAAAATGGTATTTGATGAAAATGATACATCAATATATGTTCTTCCTAAAGGTGCAACAAAAGATGATATGATACAAGATGACAACAAAGATTTAAGAACCAATAAACAAATAGAAGCATTAAATACTTGCTTGAATATATTAGGAAATAAAGTTGGGTTTGAAAATGACCATTATAAATATGAAAATGGAAAAGTACAAACGGCGACAGCAGTTATAAGTTCCAATAGCAAAATGTTTAGAAGAAAGAAAAAACTAGAAATTGGTTATGAGTCATCAATATATGACCTTGTAAGAGCAATATGTTATGCAAGTACTGAATTTGGCAAATATAACATAAACACTGATGGATTAGTAATAACATTTGATGATAGCATTATGGAAGATACAGAAAGCATTGCTAATCGTGCTATGAGAGAAGTAAATGCTGGATTATTAAGCAAAGTAGAATATAGAATGAAAGTATTTGGAGAAAGTGAAGAAGTTGCAACAGAAAAAATTAAACAAATAAATGAAGAAGAACCTAACATTGATGATTTATTAGGCACAAGAAATGAAAATAATGAAACATAGAAAGAAAAGG